AAGGGAGATCAAGGTTTTGCAGCAAGCTTTACAGGTGTGTACCGTGAAAGAGAATGAAGTACAACCTAATTTTCGTTATTCGACAGCTTATGTTCCTCACACTACGGATGGACATCCTAACATCATTCACTTTTTCGGGTTTACCTTGGACGACCGTTTCGTATATTTGGTCAGTCCTTACACGCCGTTAGGAGATCTACATCGATGGATTTTAAATAACGCATCCTCTTATATTCCTGTAGACGCATCATATTTACCCGATGAATGCAGAGTACCGCTTCAAGATCTTAGTAACGACGAGTTACGTCAGTTTAATCCTGCTTTTATCAACGATCGTGATATGCAAAACACAACCATAAGGTTTGTGTGCCAAATCGCAAGAGGACTAAAGTACTTACATTCTCTAGGTATCATTCACAACGATATCAAACCTATGAACTGTCTATTGTTCACGGACGCATCAGGATTACTTACTATAAAACTCATTGACTTTGGTCTTAGCGTTATTGACCAAGATCCCGAATTTATGAATACACCAATGGCAAGTCCGGCAACTATCCCCTACGTAGCGACAGAAAGATTAGGCCTGGTGTCTATCTTTTCAAATCCGCCGTCCGTAAAAACAGACATGTACGCTTTTGGTGCTACAGTATGGCATCTTATCACAGGAAAAAAACCTTACTATTACGTAGCGCATCGCACCGCCAAGATGAGATTACCTCTTATTCCTGCAGTGTATCTTGGTGACGTATTGGGCGAGTTTGTCAATAGATGTATATCCAACAATCCTGGGGAAAGGCCGACATGTTTTGACGACATTATCCACATTGACGATACCATAGTAGAAAGTTCATCAGATGACGAAGACCACTCTTTCATTTCCAAAACAACATCTTCGGAAGATATTTCGGCAGGGGAAGTGATCACGATAAAGTTGTCATCCTCATCGGAAAAGTCGCCTCAAATAAGAAAGTCGCATTCTCCTAATTTGTTAATTGTACCATCTCTAAATTTAGGTAACTGTATATCCACGGGTCCTTATCGGATCCCTTCTCCAAGAAGAAACGCGGAAATCGTATCATCGAGTAGCGACCATCACCCCCAAGTATTAAGTAACTTCGAAATTAGCGAGATTCAGAAGAAATTTGAAAATGCGCCACTTACGATACTAGATGTGAATGCGGTAACTACGGATCTAATCATAGGAGAAGGTAATTTTGGAAGGGTGTTTCGAGGGATGTATAACCAAAAAAGAGTCGCTGTGAAAGTGTTAAAGTATATCAATTCATTTTCTTCGGAAGAAAAGAAAGGGTTAGTGGAAGAATTCATCAAAGAATCCGTTGCGCTATCTAATTTATCTCACGTGGAAAGAATTACGAGGGTAATAGGTGTCACCATCGAACCTATGCAACTCGTCATGGAATACTATCCCAAAGGGTCGATGGCCGACGTATTACGCAAAGAACCCGATCTCCACTTTATCACTAGAGTATCCCTCATCAAAGATATTGCGGAAGGCGTAATGAACATGCACACCAATTACGGTATACATCGTGATATTGCCGCACGTAATATACTTGTTGACGAAGACTATCGAGCGTACATTAGCGATTTCGGTAAGACAAGATTTTCGAGAGAACAGTATGCGCAGACACATGACAAAATCGTCGCTGTAAAATGGGCGTCACCAGAGTCGTTCATGAAAGGTGATGACATGACGTACTCCGTATTCACTGACGTATGGGCATTTGGTGTAACCGTATACGAAATCCTTACCAATGAAGAACCTTACCGTGATGTAAGTCATCCTGATATGATTGCGTTATTAAGAAAAAGAGAGGGGAAGTTTCTGAGTCTTCCGGACATATTCGATGATGAACTTAGAAATATGGTGGATGTGTGCTTGTCATGGAAACCAGAAGAAAGATCTGACATGGAAGAGCATTACGTAACGTTGGAATTGTACCTTGATACGCTTATTCAAAATAGGTGGTGGTTAGGACGTAAACATCATCTCGCCAAGAAAGAACTCTTAAGCGCCTGCAGTTCCAGTACAGATAGCCTATAAACTTGCAATCGTAAAAACTGAGAAAATCAGAGTGATTAGCTTGTAAGTAATCATCTCGCCAAGAAAAAACTCTTAAGCGCCTGCAGTTCCAGTACAGATAGCCTATAAACTTGCAATCGTAAAAACTGAGAAAAACTGACATAACTTTAAAATATAAAGATATCTTCAAGAGGGAAATGGAAGTTATTCACTTTGTTAGAGTGAATAAGGAGAATGAAATATACAAAACAATTCGTGTCAAAGATACGTACTTGGCAGATGTATTCAATACGACTTCACATTGCTTGAAAGTTGAATATGACGGAACTGTGCCAAAGTTACATAGACAGCTTCGCATGATGTTCTGCTCTTTGACACTGAATAAGAACATCATGGGATTGAACGTAAACTTCACGAATTTCGCAGGTTTCGGTCTGTTGGGCGACTTTCTATATGGTAACGTTACAAGATTTCGTAAATTTTCGAAGAACAAAAAATTTGTATTTGAGGGGAAAGAGAATGAACCTGAAAGATCACGAACTCCGTTACGTATTCTTGCACTTACAGGATATCAACCTCGAGAAGACATAGTATCTTTAGACCAACACGTTGCTGACACGCTATTTGAAAGTGAAACACCCAAAAGAATAGATCCTTTATCGTTGGATGATCACCCTGCAGATATTAGGAGGTTGTGCGATGGTATTGCCCGTAGTAAAGCATTACGATTTATTGTCTTCACAGGAGTTCATATAGGGCCCGAAACACTAAGATTGTTGGCCGATGCTATCAAACAAAATCAAACCATCAAGTCTGTGGTATTACACCACTATCGCGATCGTAAGACTGAATTGGCGCTTCTCAAGGAAAATACAGGGTTGCACTACATCGCAGAAGCTCTATGTGAAAACACATCAATATCCGAACTAAAAATAACAGGATGGAAATACTGTAAGAAAGATGCTAGTGCGCTATCAAAAACATTCGAGCGTAATACTGCGCTAAAGTGGATAGGGATAGGAGGCAATATTTCCATAAGCGGATTCAAACAGGCCGAACGATTAACAGAGATGATGACTGGTTTATCAAAGAATTCTAATGTTACAGAGATGTCTATTACTCATACGGAAATAACAGCAGAAATGTTAACTATGCTTCTCTTTGTGAAGAAAGATATCCTTAGTCCGTTCGCTACCAATTTGATAAAATTGAAGTTTGACGGTTCGCACATCAACGAAAGCGCGTTAGAAGTTCTATCTGACTATACTTACTATACAGAACGTTTGTCTTCGCTAAAACTGCCCCATGTCAGACCTAGCTTTAGAGTCTTTAGACCGGGCGTTCCTCCTGACAACATAGCTCTTCGTAATTTTATATCAAAACTCCAACACAATTCAAGTATAGGGAATCTATACATAAAATACGGATTTCAAAACATAAGCGTTTTAGAGGCTATTGTAAGTGTGCTCTGCGTAAATACTACTCTCAAATATATTTTTCAACTAGGAAAAATGGACACTTCCGGACTTAGATATAGCCGTAACCCGACATTTTGGGATGACTATAACGATATGGTAGATTGCATCTCTCTTAATTTGAGATGCAATGAAATACGGAATGTAACGCTTTTCTCGGTGCTTTACAGAAGACTCAACTGCTTATCACCAAAAACCATTCGTCACAAAGATATATTTGGACATAAATCAGCAATAATAAAATACCAGTAATTCCAATGAAATAATGAATGTAACGCCTTTTCTCTTTTCTTTACAGAAGACTATACAAGTTCCAGATAAGAAGATCCTCGAAGTACTGATACGTTTAGATACGTATACAAAAATAAAGATCTTCTTATCCTGAACTCGTATAAATACCAGTAATTCCAAAGAGAAGAGATATGCTTTATGCAATTTTTTTATTGAGTATGGTTTCAAGTCGTTGTACTAAAAGAGTCAGACGATCAATCTTATTGTGTAGCGTACCGATTTCTGCGGAAATAAGCGCTTTTAACTCTTCATCGTTATGAGTAACATTTAGTTTAACACCGTTACGCTTTTCATTTTGGCGCTTAATGACGTAACGTACGAGTTCGTCCTCGGAGATGTGCCAAGTCTTCGCTCGAAACTTTACAAATTCTTGAAGTAAAGTTTCGTCATCGGGAGCTCCCATAGCAGCCTTTGAAAAAATGTTGAGTCGTATAGCACCGGCAGTACGATGCAGTTGTTTTGCAAGGAGATCGTAATCAGAACCTGCCAGAGTATAATCGAATGGAAGATTCGCAATCCAATCATTCAAAAGCGTATGATCGTCGGATGTCCAAGATGTTCCAGCCCGTTCAGCTTCTTTTTTATTCTCGTGTTCGCTAGCCATAGTTCTTTATGATATATGAACGATGAATGGGTCGCATATTTTTGAAGTTTTTATTTTTTATGACATTGGATTACGCAAATAATATGTATAGGTGATTCAAAAATAATATTAATTTCACCTTCAATATAGTGGTATAACAATGTATCTAATGTTGTAAGTCTTTGTGAAAATTCTTTGTATGCCATTATATTTAAATTACCTTTTCGTATTTGAATCGTTTTCTTTACACATCGCCGCAATTATGGATGATAGTGCGAAAAAGACTTCAAACATAAGAAATCTCAACAAAATCAAGCGCGAGCTTCCTATGGAAGTGAGTCACGTACTCGATCTTGTTATTAATTGTACAGGGCAACCCAAAACGGCGATTACACCAGAATTACTAGAGCCGCTCCTCAAGTATGCCAAGTTTATTTATTCCTACATCAAAGAATTTAGTCGCGGACTATCGGAAAAAGACGCTAGTGATATTCTTCAACGTTACATTAGTTCAATAGGTTCTAAATCTCGTATTCCTCCTCATCTAGTCAAAAACATTATCGCAGCACAACACAAAGACTTTGTACAGCTTAGCAAGTCAAGGAACGTCAAAGGATTAGTGGAAGAACTTGTTGAGATATTCGAAATTATTTTGAATGTAAAAGTGGGTGCCAGCAACTTTGGAGAAACCGTGAGAGACATTGAAATAGATATTTCCTCAACCTCAGTACAAGACGTAACTCCTGTTGTAGCATCTTCTCAAGACACAGTTCAAGACGTAACACCTTCTCAAGCTCCAGTTCAAGCTCCTTCACAAGACGTAACATCTTCTCAAGACACAGTTCAAGACGTAACACCTGTTGCAGTATCTTCTCAAGCTCCAGTTCAAGACGTAACACCTGTTGCAGTACCAGTTCAAGTTCCTTCACAAGACGTAACACCTGTTACAGTATCTTCTGCACAAGTCCAAGAAACAGCTTTGGAAGAACAAGACTCTGTTCCTATCCCACAGTCACCTGCTCCTGAACCAGAACAAGAAGACGTACAGGAACAGCCTGTAACTCAAGACAATGCGGTAGAAGACGCAGTTCAAGATTCACAAGAAGATACAGTTCAGGATTCGCAAGTTCAAGATAACTCTACTGAAGATGTAGTGCAAGAAGATAACTCTACTGACGACGCACAAGTTCAAGACAACTCTACTGAAGATGTAGTACAAGAAGATAACTCTACTGACGACGCACAAGTTCAAGACAACTCTACTGAAGATGTAGTACAAGATGCTCAATTACCAGAAGAGCCTACCACTCAAGAAGATGTACAAGACCCCCAAACTGACCAAGCCCTATTTTCGTATCCTGATCAACCTGAAACATACGATTATGACTTAAATTCAGTTACCGACGCACAACTCCAAGATGATAGTTCGCAAGATAACGACTCCATTGTCGATGCACAAGTTCAAGATGATAGCGCACAAAATGTAGTTTCCGTAGTCGATCTCTCTCAAATTCCTGCTGATCTTGTTGTCTCTTTACAAGAACGTATTCGTACGAGTAAAATCGTCATAGTTCTCATCCAATGAATACTTTCTCCTTAGAATATCGTAACGGATTTGCCGTTACGATAAAAATAACCGCTGTTTTTGCTTTTGGTATATTTAAAAAGTGATAGGTAGGTATATATGGCGTCAATACATAAAGATATTTATGCAAATTCTATAGCTGTGTCACGTACACAGTTGATGCCTACAATAGATAAAATTACTGGATATCCAGTAAACACCTTGGTGGGAAGCACAGTCTATTCTCTCCAGGATCAGATGACATTTGTTTCAAATGGTGTTGCGTGGATCCCTTCTGGAGGACAGGCCGTTGCAAAACTAATGGTTCTCCCTCCAGGAATACCCGGTCAATTAGGCGGTCTGTTGGTCAATGCCGATAGCACAATTCCGCCACTCGTATACATGATTCCTCTGTCAATACAAAGCATTTTTCCCTCGAACGATATAAATCCTTTCATCAATGATCCGGGCGCCAATTACGGATTTGTAGAGGGCCAAACTTATCTGACAATCCTTAAAAAGGGAACTTACAACATAAGCATACAAGTTTCCGTACTGGGTCCGGTAGGTTTGAGCTCTATGCTTGCACAAGTGATGAAATTGCCCACAACGGGAATTTTCTCTAGTCCACCTATTCTTACAGCCGGAGCCGGGTCATTCCCGTTTACAGTACCTCCCATATCTTTGGTATATCAGCGTGGTGTTGTGGCATCTTCGTCGATGTTAACAGAACTCGAAGCTGGAGATCAAATAGGTATTGTGATATTTATTGATGCACCTGGTCAGGTTTGTGAGATACCCATCGATTCAAGCATAATGTGTATTGAGCGCGTATCTGTTCGCATTTAACAACGCAATATCAAGAAGACACCTTAGAGTATTGTAACGGTTTTTACTGTTACAATACAAATATACGAGTTCGGGATAAAAAAAGCTTTATTTTTGTATACGTTTAGATACGTATCAGTATTTCGAGGATCTTGTTATCTGGAACTCGTATAATAATGCCGAAAGGACAGTAAGTTATAACTCTTTATTTTTGTAATTCTATACGCTACATGACGTACATACATACTCTTCTTTGACTAAATTTCTGTTGTTCATAACCTTAATATTTTTGAGAGCATGATTGACAGGATTCTTCTTTGCAGGTTGGCGAAGATAGTAGATCCCCGTCTTAAGTCCATTTTTCCATCCGTGGAAGAAATAAGATATGAGTTTAGATACAGTAGCGTCTTTCATCCAGCAATTGAAAGATTGAGTTTGACATACATAACTACCACGATCGATACACAAGTTCTGTAAGAGCTGTTGAGGAAGCTCGTAAACGGTCAAGTACTTATGTTTAAGGTAACGTAATCTTTCTTTCGCTGCGTCGGTAAGGTAAAAGAATTCAGGGATGTTTTGTACGGATCCTTCATTCTCCCATATATTTCTGGCAACAGCCGTATTCCACAATCCCAATTCTTGAAGATCGTTAACGAGATGTTTGTTTGTCACAACATATTGACCTGCTAAAATTGTACGGGTAAAGATGTGTTGCGTATAAGGTTCAAAAGACTCGTTGGTACCGAGAATGTGTGCACTCGTAGCGGTAGGCATGAGCGCGATTAAGAGTGAATTACGCAATCCATGTTTTTTCACATCTTCTCGTAACCTCTCCCAATCATATCTTTTGGAACCGAACCTTAGAGCGTTAAAATTGTTATCGTCATTGTACTTGCCTATAACATTCGCTACAGTATCAGCAGAGACATCACCCAATGCAGCAAGTTCTTTTTCAATAGCTTCCTTTTTCCATAAATCGGGTTGTAAAAGTCCTTGGCTGGTGGGGGAACCGGGAAATGTTTCATAAGGGCCGAATTCAATAGCAAGTTTACAGCTTTCGGAAACCGCAGCGTAATACATCGTTTCGGAGATACGGACATTAATCAAACGAGACTCTTCAGAGTCCCAAGTTAAATCAAGCATCGCGATTACATCCGCAAGACCCATATACCCTATTCCTTCTGGGCGATTACGCATATTGGTAAATTCTATCTGAGGTACCTGTTTGTGGTAAAAGTTACGATCTATTACTTGGTTGATATTTCGAGTAAGAGCACGAGTTAGACGCTCGAGTTCATCATAATCAAAGAATTTACGTCCTCCAAACTCTTGAGAGATACACTTTGATAAATTGACGGCCGCAAGGTTGCAAGACCCGATATTGTCTGCATCAGAATACAACAAGATTTCCATGCATAGATTACTTAAACGTGTAGTACCGAGATGTTGTTGATTCGACTTCCGATTACCGGCATCAACATTCAACACAAAAGGACTTGCCGTACGCAATGAGCTCAATATCATTTTGATGAGAAGTTCTCTTGCCCTTACAACTTTAGATGCGGGAATCTTACCTTCACGCGCTTTTTGTTCGAGTTCAAGGTAACTCGCTTCAAACTGAGGTCCCCACTTGTTCACTAAACCATTTGTTTTGTTAGGGCAGAATAAAGTCCATTCTTCGTCCTTTTCACAACGGTCCATGAAAAGATCGTGGATATTAACGGCGAACGTCATGCCTAATGCTCGTAAGTCTTCGGGATTTTCGGGATTCTTCAATGCGATATAGTCTTCAATATCAAGATGCCAATCGCATAAAAACCCTGTACCAGAACCCTTCCTACGACCGCCGTTGTGCACCGTACCTAAACACGTTACGTAATTAGCGTACACATCTTCTGATTGTCCTTTGATAGATTCCATTTCGAGATCGACAATATACGAGTATAATTCAATATCCTCTACACCACACTTCACGTTTTCAACACGCGACCATAACATTCCATTGTAGAAGAATGAATGGAGTTGGTTTTGTGATTTGGTTTTGTAAAATATAGTAGAGTCAGGATATATCACGTTACGAGAAAAAGGAACAATGTCAAGACGAATTTGGATGTAACGGATAGAGTCGTAGATGCTTTGAGGAATTTCGATTGCAACAAGAGATTTACCTGATAAAAAAGCGTAGTAAATCTGTGCGATTTTTTGGGAGGGAAGGTGAAGGAACGCATGGTGGAAATACGCTTCGTAACCGTGTGATAACACCATTTTCTTTGTGAACTTGAAATTGCGGTGAAACGTATCCCAAGAGAAAGTGGTTGTATTGTTGTGTGTATTTCGTAATTGCGTAAATCCGATGCCATAGCTCCCAAGATATTCGGCTACAAACTCAATATCGTCGCTATTGGTTTTAGAATTCAGTACAAGATCAAGCTCGTTTACGGAGTAAGAGTCCTTACCGACGCGAGCGTGTGAAGAAGAACTTTTCATTTTTTCAAGGTCAAGATGACGATGTACCCTACCGAGCATAAGACCGTAGAATCTGCAATCATCCAGGTTATAGTGTTCAAGGTCGCGTTGGTACGAAGGAACAGGGGTTGCAATATAAGAGTATTCATCGAGCTGATTAACTGGAATGTAAGAAGGTATGACAGTGGCATTGTCGATATGTTCGGTAACATCATCCATGGTTTCGACAACGGCAGGATATTTCAATGCGTATACTGGATGATTGCCCGTCACGTAAATATCATCGGCATAAGTAGCAATAGACACCGTATACATGCCACTTTCTCCTGGTTGGATATCAGCGATTTTATGTCGAATCTGTTCTGCGACAGTACCTACACCACCGTCAGCTCGTAACAGCGTATCGCCGGGCAATACCTTATTGATTTCAATAGGACCTCGATTGCTGGTGTACACAATTGTATCTGGCGAAAAACATTGATTCACCGTCGTCAAGATACTCTCCACAATCCGTACCCAAGGAATAACTCCGTTTGTTTTCCCGTTTCTACTAATTTCAGAATGTCGTAATTCAGAAAAGTCAAGACCTAATCCTCCACTGTCTTTGGAGATATACGCGACATCTTTCCAAGAATCAGCAATTGACTTGATGCTATCACCAATAGTCTTTGTAAAACAACTTGCAAGCTGATGTTTTAACATGCCAGCATTAAAAAGTGTAGGCGAAGCATGAGAATATGAACCGTTAGAAAGATCATTATATACGAGTTTGATCTGTTCGTTATCTCCTTTTCCTTTGAGAATGGTACACTTACCACCTGAAGAACTTGTACCAGGAGAACTTGTATCATGAAATTGAAACCACAAAAATACGGCTACGCGTAGATACATGTATTGAGGCGTTTCACATACCCACGTACGTCCGTCAATGATGATACGCGCAAGGTATGAAGAGATAAGCGTATCTGCTGCAAAAATATCAAACGTCATATCGCGCTCTTCAATAATTATTGAATTTAGGTATTCCGTATTCTCCATGACGAAATTATAGTACCAAGGATGTAAAATTTCTTTCATTGCTTTGGTAGAATCAGAAAAGGTTTCGGGAACGTTCTTACGGTGAAAATGAATTTGTAAGCGTCCCGCGAGAAGAGACCAGTCGTAATGCGCATATTCCTTTTGACGACATTGTAATACGATGTGTTTCTCTTTCTCGGTATCATTCATACCTTCACGTAACCAAATTTTCCTTACAGACCCTTTGACGAGATCAAGGTCAATATTTTTGAGGTCTTGCGACAACTTTCCAACCGTATCAAGTAAAGGATTGGATTCGTCGGTAACCTCATCTCCTTTATTTTCTTCATTTACTACCACATCACCTACTAACGTATCATTTACATTTTCATCATCGACAATATTCAATGATTCCATGTGCAAATAAAGAGTTTCAGCCACACCCACATTATATTCTACGTCACCCACCACCACATCTTTTACATTTTCATCATCGACAATATTCAATGATTCCATGTGCAAATGAAGAGTTTCAGCCATTTCTACCTTATATTCTTTATGTTTGCTATGTACTACAATAAAGTTATCAGGATGTTTAGTTGATTATGGTAATACTTAGTTCTGATTGTTTTAATTTCATTTTTATTTTACATTGAAACTTAAGAATTAAAAATAGCGCATGGGAAAGTATAATTTTGAGATACTACTTGGGAATAGTACGCTGGAGTATTCATTAGTGAGAATACGTAATAGATGATGCACACTACACGATAATTTAGGCTTGGAACTTAATGATCTTACTTTAGATATCTAAAATTTCACCTTTGATAAGGTGAAATTACAACATTTCAAGAGAACTAGTATTAGATTGATTCTTTATTTAGACTTATTGGGCTTTTCACGATGGAAAATGTAGTTAACGCCAACTTCATTGAGCGCAAAACGAATGTCGGAATCGTTGATGGTGACTGCACGACGATAATGAACGCGGATAATAGCAGCTTTCAAGATCTGAACAAGGTTGCTCTTGATAAATGCGCGAACAACATCGTGGATGGTTGAACCTTTACGGACGACACCACCACGAGTGGCAAGATGCTCAATGCTACAGTTACCAATGTGGTGCATATCAATCACACCGTTATCAGGAGTACCCTCGGCAGGGGTCTCGGAAGAGGCAGCTACGTTCTCAGCGGGAGTTTCAGTTTCGGGCTTGGACTCGACTTGGATAAAAGGAATGCGAGGATAGGTAAGCTTCCAGGCCAACTCTACATCAGTGCCTTGAAGACCGTGACGACCGCAGTGAATGGCAACGATTTGGGCCTTGGAAAGAAGATCAATTGCAGAATCCTCAACGAATTGTTGAATTACCTCAACCATTGAGTCTCTAAAGTGGTACATGGAACGATCCTTGTACTCGATACCAATCTCTTCGCAGACGATAGGGATAATGTGCTCACGAGTAACACGATCGAAAGGAGCCTTTTGCATTAACAATCCAGTCTTACCCTGAGAATCACGGATGTAGCGTAAAGCCTTGGTACCAGGAAGATGACGCTTGGGTTTCTTGGAGTTATCCTTGGCAGTCTCTTCAGGGTTAGCAGCCTTGGCTTGAGCACGCTTCTTGTAACGAGCATTCTTCTCTTCCTTGGTAGGAACGAGTTCCTCAAAGATATGAGGAACAACGCCAACGCCGTACATACGAACATTGAGACGACTAAAGAATTCGGAAAGCACCTCATCTCCTTCAACAGCGCGGAAGATATGGAAAGGTTTCATGTTCACCTTCTTGCTAGCGCGAACTTGGGTAACCGCATGACGAAGAAGATGGTTAACAAAGTTTTGGATGAAGAGAGAAAGATAGACGGGTGCCTCATTGGAAACGCTAAGAGTAGTTGTCTTGAAG